CCGTTTAAAAACACCAACCTCAAACCATGTTTTCCAGTCACGCTTTTTGCGCATCGTGAATTTCATAACGACAAATCACCCTATTTGTTATGTTCGTATGTCTGCATTTGTTGTTAAATCTTCACCACGATTGCGAATACCTTCACCGGCTCGAGTCCAAAATGCGGGTGGGTGATGGTTTTTATTTCGTAACCGTCGTAAGGAATATCAATGCGTTTAGATGCATCATCTTTACGTGGGTAACCACGGGTAATAATCAGCCGATCGTAATCGCGGCCATAAATACGATTACCCCAGTAAGCATTCACCAAGCGGTACTCTTCCGTTTTTTCGCCACGCTTCATTGCGTCGAAGTATTCGCCTTTGACAGCGAGCTGTAAGTTAGCCATTACCCCTCCAGTCTTCCGGTTAAACGTTCACGCCATGACAGTTTGCGCGACAGTATTTCGTTCTCCCTGATCTCCAGAATGGTTACTGCACAAGTTTCAAAAGGCTTTTCCCGCTTGTCACGTAACCATGACGCCTCCTGTTCCGCTGAACGCTGGTTGCCTGCTTCCAGCTCATGGGTTGTAAAGCCTTTGCTGTACACGTGCCAGCCATGAATAACCGCAATGTATCTAGCCATTTTCATTCCTCAGTTTTCGTCATCAGTACCACTGCCGCCATTTGTCATCTTCCTGTAAACGCTGGTTTTTATAGAAAAGCCGCATACCAGCACCTGACGGGATGCTGCCACCCCGCAGAAGTAAATCTGTCTCTGATTCATCGCCTTTAAAGCCTCTTATCCGCAGTTCTGCCTCAAGCTGGCCCCGCTGATGGTCAGTAATTTCCTGCTTATATCCCTGTCTCCGTTTCGGCCTGACCGTTTTCAGTCTGGCATTCAGCGCCCGCAGGTCTTTTTTGCTCATATTCTGGAAGTCTGGCGGCGTTTCCGGCTCATGTTCACCAGGCGAAACACCCTCTAAATGGTTTATTTTTTCAACAAGGGGACAGTTATTGCCACGAGTCCAAGGGGCGACGGGGTCGCCCTGGTCGGCTGCCGCCTCCTGAACGTCAACGGCCTTACGGACCTTTTTCCACTTCACCGCATGCGTGCACACCCGGCCCTCTGTTAAAGGGGACCAGATGCCATAAATACGAATGCCGTGGTCACCGTAGGTGCCGGGTTCGTCATTGAGTTCATAAGCGGTACGGATCAGATGATGTTTGCGGGGAACCAGGACGCCGCCTTGCTTTGTGATGTAGGTAGCAAAACAACCGGCATCAGCTGCGGCCAGAACGGCATCAAGGCGTGAATCTTCCAGCACCTGAGCACAGGCTTTCTTATCGCTGCTCGCTCTTGCTGCCTGGCTTGCCAATAAACGCAGCTCGCGATAAGCCTGACGACCTGGAATACCAAAGAAACGGAACTGCTGAACACGGTTGAGTGATGCCCAGGCGTTTACGTGCTCGGCGCTATCCCGTAAAGATTTGCCCGTTTCCTTGCTGACTTCATTACTCAGGCCGCGCCCATCGATGTTTTTACTGATGTATTTAGCGATGTAGCTGGTCGGCGTGCCTTTGCGTGGATTAATCAGTTCAGACTTAAAGCGCGGGCCAGTGTTGTTACCCAGCTCGGCGCGGTCTTCACGAATGGAAAATTTCCGCAGCAGTGCAGTAATTTTTCGACGGTCTTTTTTGCGCATAAAACACAACAGGTGCCAGTGCACCGTACCGTCATGATGAGGTTCAGCGACACGCATGCCATACCAGCGCAAACCCGCTTTGTGCATAGCCTTGCGGAAAGCAGCAAACATCCCGACCAGGTAATCACTGCTCTGACGGACTGTTTCATGGGTCCATTTCGGATTTGGCCTGCCGTTGTTCAGGGTGGAATGGAAACGTGACGGAGTGGTGATGGTATAAAATACGGCACAGTCACCGCGCATTTCAGCAATCAGTTCAAGCCCCTTCAGACACGCCATCATTTCATTGCGACGGTGTGCAGGATTGCTGTTGCTGGAATTCACCACATCTTCCATATCGAGAGTGTCGCCGTTCTCGTTAACCAGCTCATGGGAACGGAAGAACTCCAGTGATTTTCTGCGCTGTTCGCGTTTGTGGATCACCGCTTCATAACTGACGTAAGGGGATGCTTTTTTGCTGACAAGACACACGGCGCGTAATTGTTCTTCGCGCCATTCGCAGCGAATCTGCCACATTTTGCGGAACCACCAGTCAGCACAACGCATCCGTGCCAGCGAGCCGGGGATAAGGTCATAAGGTACAGGCTTGCGGCGGTTTCTCTTTCTGGTCAGTCGGTCAAAGGCTGGGGGGATAACATCCAGACGCATGGCCTCAGATGCCACTCGTTCCCATATGCGGCGAATTTCCTCAGGTGAAACGTCATCACTCACCAGCATGGTGGTGCAGGCTTCATCCAGACAAATATCAATATGGGAAGCAATGAGCGTGCAAAGGCGCTTAACCTGATCCTGATTCATGCCAGGCAAATCAAGTAACCCATCCAGACCATTACGACCGGCCATTAAGCGATAAGACACTGACATCTGGCTTTCACGCATACGGGCAAGGCGTTCAAGACACGGTTTGATAGTTTCCCGCAAATAACGGGAATAGGATTTTGGCCTTTCCAGACCACGAAAATAATCAATCCGCTGCAATAGCGGTTTGCTGATGTATGAAGGTTCGGCGCGGACGTTCTCAACGATGGCTAAATCAGGGTCAATGCGGTGCTGTTCGTGGGCAACACTGGCGCGACTTAGTAGCGCCTCATTGTGGCAATGACGGTCCCAAATCTTATCGCTCAGTTCTTCAAGGCGCAGTGTCAGGTGCTGTTTGTCTGCCTTGTATAAAGCGATCAGATTTGAAAGCGGGGAGTCATTACGTTCATCCAGTAAATCAAATTTTGGGTTAATGCCTTTTTTAGCGGCATTCCATGGATAGAAATGTGATGTCATGCCATCTCCAGTTCTAACTGAAGTGGCTGGCTATCACGAGAAATCCATTCAGAAATGGAAGGTGGCTGAACTGACTCAATTGAATTTTTCAGAATAGCGCAGCGGCCTTTCAAAATTACCGCTTTTAGTTCTTTGTCAGACAGATTACGTGAATATTCAGCCTCCCGAATTGCCCGGGTTAACTCAGGGTATTTGTTATTAAATTTTGGGACATTACATGCAAGATTTGTACTATCTGCTGTGGCCAGAGGGTAATTACCCATAACACGGCCATCAAGCATACGGAGACCATGGATCAGTGTATGGAAACCGTGTTTACAATAAATTGTTTCAAAAGCATCCTGCATTCTGCGATGCCAGTGAGCTGTGCGGATAACGGCATATTGACCGGAAGAACCAAAACAGACTCTCGGCCATTCTTTGCAAAGTTCAACTAGACGGTCCAGCGATTCATGTAAATGCCAGACAGGTACAGCCTTGCCACGAAAACAGCGTGGTAGTTCTTTTATGAGGGCATCGTTTTCCGATTCACCACCTTCCACCACATCAGGAATAATAAAAAAGCTAACCTTTGGGTGATGATAATGAGGGATAAGCCATTGGTAGAATTCACGCCAGTCAATTTTTAGACCTCTCATCCAGGCGGAAAAAGCCCCATTGTCGATCGCAACAGAATTTGCATACTTTATTGATGCTGCGAGCTGGTCTGGCCGTAAATATGAAACAAACGCACCGGCACCGCCCACAGCAATTCTATGGACACTGCCGGCATCGCCCCAAACAGGGGTTCCGTGGTAATGGACGATGTTTGTTATACCTAACGGCATTTGTTACTTCACATCCTGAGCATGAAAAGCTGCCTGACATTGCTGGCCAACTCTTTCAATTTCAGCGGCCATGGCTTCCAGCGAGGAAATGACCGAATTCTCAATGTGATTACGTATCAAAGCAGAAATAAGCTGGTTAATCTTCGGGTAATAGCCAATAACGTCCAGATACTCGACACCTTCACGACTTCCCGCTTTACCTACCTTTTTTTCATTCAGGATGAATTGATACTGGTCACTGGTGATGACCCACTTGTCACCGACTTTAATGTGAATACTCATACAGCCCCCTTGTAATGCTGGCTTTTCAGTTCATGAATTTCCTGACAGGTCACACAAAGCTCAACGCCTGGAACAGCAGCACGGCGAGCTTCCGGGATTGGTGCACCGCATGACTCACAATAAAATGATGAAACCGCAGGTTTGCGGGCGAGAGCTTTTTGAATATGGCGCTGGCGTTCTTCTTCCACGCGCAGCTGTACCTGGTCCATTGAATCAGCCATTAGTGCAGCTCCTGAGATTCATTTGCATAACGAACAGCTTCACCGCGCAGCAATTCAGCCGCTTCAACCGGAGTCATTTCTTTATTGAGAATGTGAACGGCAAGCGCTTCCATTCGAATTGATGTGGCAAGCGCAATATCTTTCCGACATTCGCTTTTGGCCTTATTCAGCAATGAAACCAATGCGTTTTGGTCAGTTTCAAAATTGCGCTTTTCGATATTTTGCATATGCCTTTCTCCTGAATTTGGGCAAAAGAATGCCCGGCGTGTTGACGCCATTTAATTTCGGGTTAATTACTCAGATATGGCCCGCCATAAGCGGGCCGGTGATATCAGGACTTTTTAAACATTGGCATTGCCACTGCAATGACCCCGGCAACCAGAACGCCATCGGCCAGCATCGACATCAGGCGACCAGTAAAGTCCACAGCGACGACCAGAAACAGCAGGACGCCAATTGCAAGCCAGCGCATTTTGTCCATCAGAGATACTGGTCCAGTGGCAACTGCAACGCCTGGGCGATTTTCTTGAGCGCGGCTTCTTCTTCAGCGCCAACACCGTCGTTATCTGCAATATCAATACACAGACACAACACATCAACTGCGTCAGGTGTTCCAGCAACATCAGCCAGTTCACGGATGGCCTGAGCGTTAGCGCTACGTGGCGATGCTTCGTAACGGGCGCGGATGTTACTGCTCATCTGCGCAATTTCACCGGCGAACGGTGCGAATGCAGGTAGCGCGGAAATAGTCTTTTCCAGTACCGCAATTTCTTTAGCGTCACAGGAACCATCCGCATAAGAAATGGAGTAAGCGCCCCAGACAGTGGCCTCAACTGCATCACGGTTTTCCATTTTCTTCACTTCCTGCACTGCTTTTCGTGCTTTCTTACCAAATCCCCAAAGTCCCATTTTCATTTCCTCAGTGGTGGTTAATTAATTGCCTTCACAATGCTCACCGCAATGAGCATTAGGCTGGCGTAACTAATGACGGCACGGCTAATTGCTTTGGAAACAAACCAACAGTTGCTTTTATTTGAATCATTGCTTTTACCAACTCACTTATTTCACCACCTGACAGCTCATCAATTTTTAAGCTGTGACGCTTGGCCGGAATATTTGCCATAAAGAAAATGGCCGCTAAAGCGCGTTCATTCTGTATATGGTTTTTGTCCCGTGGGTTCCGCATGTCAGAAATAAAGCGTTCCAGTTCTGGTTCAATATTCACGCCAAATACTTTTGCTCTTAATTCCGCTATATGGTTCAGCCCATGGACACGTTCACCTGGACTCAATGAAACAGCAGCCGCAGCACCTTCAATGGCCATAGCGTTCTCCGTTTTTTGCAGGACAACCCATTCAGTAATTCACTTTGTGAGTTGCATGGATGCCAGCGCTGGCCATCTTCACCAACAATCCAGCCGTGTCCGAAGTGCATGGACGGGCTTTGCTTTACCAGCAATGATGCAAAAGAAGGTTCACATTTCAGCATGGCCACCTCAGAGCAAGCCGAACGTTGCGCCGATACCTGTCATGGTATCTACCGCACTGGTCATGGCTGGGTTGGTTTTCAGACGTGCATCAACAGACAAAGCAGCCAGAGCAAGGAAGCGCATACCAGAGTTGGCGCTTTCAATCAGTGAATGTTTGTGGCTTTGCGTCATTCGCTCTTTTGACATAGCGCTGCCAGCAATTTGACCCACAGAAGCAGTGGCACCCATGACGTATTCAGGCAGCTTTTCCGTAACCAACTCGTTTACCGGCACACATGGCAGGCAATGAATTTGAGCCAAGAAACCATCAACCAGCGTGGCATCTTCGGTCAGGTCTGTAAGAATCATGATTTCTGGAGCTGTTAACTGGTGCGGTTGCTCGGGGTTCAGCTTGTTACGCAGAGTCTGTTCTTTGATATTTGCAAGCCTGGCCAGTTCAGCCATGTTATGGCGACTGGCGAATAATCGACACGCTTCATCAAAGTGAGGATGTATGGAAACTTGAAAATCAAACATTGAGTTAGATCCCTTAACTTGCATAATTAAGTTAACTAGGCGGCAACGTATTTACAGTTGATACCTTGAGCTAAGAGACGGGCACGAAAGGCCACCATGTTGACACGAGCAGCGCCACCATCTTTCTTACGTGGCATCAGAAGCAGGTCACCATCAGCAACCATTTGTTTTACAGTGCGTAAACCATACCCGTACAGGGATGCGAACTCTTCATATGTCATCAGGTCTGCGCCTGATGGGATTGCAATTTGAGGAGTCATAAGTGATTATCTCCGGTTACTTGATTGAACGGTGCATTGGCGTGCATTTCGGAAGCATGTGCAGAATCTAATCTCAAAAATATGAGATGTCAAATTGGATTTTTGCGTTTACTCGGATTTTTAAGATGAAACTTGATGAACTCGACGGTGGGAAAGGGGTGCTACAGCGAATGCTGGACGCCTATGGTTTCTCAAAGCAAAAGCAGCTTGGGGATATGCATGAGCTTTCCTCAGGCACTATAAGCACTTGGATTAAAAGAGATTACTTCCCGGGG